TGTGGCACTCATCCATGGTCCGAGTAGAGATAGCTCCTCCCCGACCCATGAAGCGCTCTAGCTGCTGATTGGCCCCATCACTGTCCAAATCGTAGGTAAAACTGCCTACAGGCATGAGCACAGTGGAGGCAGCGGCATTCCATGGGAAGCTGACAGAAGGCGGCATGTCATACGGGGCCCTGGAGGACATGGTGATGGTTCCTCCATTAGCCGGAACGTTCACCTCGTAGAGAGGAAGCTCCCAGACTGCACCTGCCTGTCGAACAGGCTGAGGAACTACGGGAGAAGCTGCGTTAGCTCCCTTACGTACCTTGATGTTTGCGGCCGGCAGAGACATGTCCAGGCGGATCACCACTAGATCCTTGCGCCCCGTATTTGCTGCATTGGCCTCGATAGGCACAGTCAGATTTGCAGTCAGCTCGTAGTAAAAGCCGCCGACCCAGGCTCGTCCTGGACCCACTCGTACACTGGTTACGTTGATGACACTAGGAGCAAAGGGAAGATTGGTTCCGCTGTAAATTTGAGAGCCGAGCTGGAAGTCAACCCTGTCTCCTCCCCACATGTGTGACATTCCCTGCCACTGGAGTTCCGAGACAGATTTTGAGGCCCCCGTCGTTGGATTGTCCGCGTTGAACGGATAGCTAATTTCTGCCATATCACAGCCTCGCTTCCAGTTTGCGGAGCTTCTTCCGCATCTCAAATACAGTGGAGTACAGGTTCAGAGGGTCACCACTTCCTTGTTCGCCAATCTTGGGTGACACCGTGGAGGCGTTTCCTCCGTCATCCACGGTGATGCTTACTTCTCTCACCATGTCCGAATACTCTGTGCCGTCCACTGCGACAGTGATAATGTCCCCAACGAAATAGTCCCTGCCAAACTTGACCTGTTCCGTGTCAATTGGGTAGACCTGGAAGTTGCCTGACTTCTCGCCCTCCTTGAGGACTTCGTCCGCGGCTTGCTGAATGACCTCTTCGTAATAGGCGACAGCAACCGGCTTGGCATCCTTGATGGCGTACACGAGGGCGTCATATTCGACATCGTGATTGCCCTCGGGATCACTAGCCATAAGAGCTTCGTAGGTAGCTCTGGCAGAGGCCACGGCAGAGGTCCAGTCCTCACCATCGGGATTCTTCCCGATGTCCTCAATACCGTCTTCTCCCATGGTGGAGACAAGCTCGGGTTGCCCTGTCTTGCTCGTCTTCAAAGGGATGTCTCTGCGGTCAACGAACTGCTCGATCTGAAGACCCCACTCCTCCTCTGATGTGGAGTCGATCTTCTGCCAGACGTACCGCGCTTTCCCCTCACCCTGACAAGCCACAATGACTCGGGTTACCTTGGGAGCGGACAAGGTCCAGATGTATTCCCTGAGGTTACCCAGGTCGGTAGACAGCCGGACTTCCTTACTCAGGTCCCGAGGAGCGTAAACGTCCAAGTCAATCGTCTTGGTGTTCGGGTTGTACAAGAACCGGTAGCCGGCCTTCTGGGTCTCAGACCAGGCAGCCAACTTTTCCCCGATGACGTCGTACCTCAGGGTGTCCTTGGTGACCCATCCGAAGCTTGGCTTGGTGCCCATGTTCAGCCCGGCAACTCTTCGGTTGGCCACGGCAGTTGCACCCAAGGACTTCTCCAGCTCATCCCAGATGGCTGAAGCAGCCAGGGTTCTGACTGCCCTGCTGTCCACAGCTGATTGGTATTGCTGAGCTACGGTCCGAGAAGGGTCGGGGAAGGCGAGCCGGCTGTAAGCCAATTTGTTGTCACACGATCCCCCTACAAAGAGGGAGCCCATGGACGAGTGCTGTTGTACGGTGTAGTACTTCTGGAAATCCTCAATCTGCCCAGTGATGATGGGCTTTTCCACGCCATCCTGATAGATGGCGACCCCTCCGCCTCGTTGCAGAAGTTCAGCCTGTTCAGAGCCGGCACGAACTAGAAGTTTCCAGGACCCTTGGGCGCAGTATCGAACAATGATGTCCAGCTGAATCCAGGTGTCAATGATCCCCACCCGGTTCAGGTCTTTGTCTCTCACCTCCACTCTGTAACCCATGTCAGTACCCCTCGTATCGCGGCTGGAAGGACAGGCGGACTTGGGCACTTGGAGCCCCTGGAGTGATGCTCACAGTGCACTCTGAATCCCCGTCAGGAATGGGCCAGAGTTCAGGTTGAGCCTTCAGCAGGGGCCAATAGTTGGTGCCCTGGTCATCCCTGACTGTCTTGAATCCAGGTCTCGTATCAACTATGAGGGTACGGCCAAGTGGGACTATGTCCGAGCCATCGATAGCTGGATCAATGCCAAAGCTGTGCCCTTCGGGACCTGTGAACTCGAACGCCTTGATGGGACCACTCAACTCCCACTTGGGCCACGCTTCAACATCCCCAGGGTTGGTAACTGAAACCACGTCCCCTGCAAGGGAGCCTGCGTTGATCCTGAGCGGAAACAGGGACTCAGAAGGCTTCAGGAAGGGCTCTACGGCCCCGAAGAACCACTGAGCCACCTGGACATCATCCGAATAGAAGTAAGGCTCATACGCAGTGAACTGGAGGCCATACTTCTGCCATTTGAAGCCGGCCTGATCCTCCGTCTCACTGCCTTCCATGCCTGACTTGTAGTAACAGCGAAGGTAGCGAGGAACCCCGTCCCCTTCCATGAACTTGAGTACACAGAAGCCCTTCTTGGGATTGAGCGAGGAACGGAGCCTGCTCTTCATGCTCTTAATCGTCCTCCGGTCAACCCCGTACAGGAAGATCGGAAGCATGATCTCCCGAGACACAGCCCTCGCGTCCCTGAAGATTCCTCCGTCCAAGTTTGGACTGTCATCTGCATGAAGCTCGAAAGGAGGCGCATCCAAACCTGTGGCTCCAGGCATCAGGACAATGCCCGGCCACAAGGAGTTGATGAAGTTGGTGAGGGAGATCTCCTCCCCCTCACCGTTCTTCCCAGTAATGGATACGTACGTCCTTCCCCAGTACACCGGCTGAGGCGGTGTCGGTCCTGTGGGGACCGGTGTAGTTGGCCTCCTGAGTACCGGAATTGGCATACGTCACCTCACTTCCTAGATTCTGCTTCCATACATGGCGTCAAGGTGCTGGAAGGCTCTGACAACAGCGTCAGTTGTGTTCTCGGACTTGGCCTCATTCACAGTGATGTGAATCGGCTGTCCCGAGGACAGGAGAGATGCAGTCTCCTTGTGGTCGTAGACCTTCTCTCCTCCCTTGAAATCAACCAGCTCAGGACCTCGCTCGCCCACCAGGGCGAGCCCAGGGGAGGCGGACATGGTTCCCGTCCAGTAGCCCTTGGGAACTGCACCGCGGAACCCGTAGACATCCGTGAAAAGCATGGAGCTGGCTCCACGAGCACGGGGGCCTACAATGACCCCGTCTCCACCACGAGATTCGACGTTCACACCGTTTAGCGTGCCGGCCGTATGGCCGACCCCTGCGTTGGTGATGCCAATTTGGAAAGGAGACTTGAGGTTACGAACCCATCCATCAGGAGCACTTGCCCCCCGAAAAGCACCCGTGGCCCAACGGCGGTGGGGCTTCTGTCCTCGCATAACAGATTCGATGGCACTCATGAATCCCGAGCAGTCCCACGAGGGGTTACCATTTCCACCCCACTGATAAGACTTCCCGTTCTGGGTACGAGCCCAGGCAAGGGCGTTGGCGGAACCAGGTCCCCCGACTTCCAGGATCTTGGAGACATCAGGAGGCCCGCCAGTGATATGGCCATTTCCGGAGAAGTCGAAGAGACCTTCCAGGTTAGGCATGTTCTCCTTGGCGGTCTCGAAGATCTCTCCAGCCACGTTGGCACCGTAAGCCAAGGGGTTTTCATAGATCTCCTTGGCACCTGAGACCATGTCAGCAAACCCGTTGAACGTACCCTTGGACATCTCCCAGATACCGTTGACGCCTTCCTTGAAGACGCCGGCAGGGTCCTTGAGGAAGGCAGTCCCGCCCTTCCACAGAGACTTGATGGTCTCAGTGACTCCTCCGAAGAGGTTGCTTGCGACAGAACTCAAGGTCTTCATAGAAAGGATGTCTCCCATGTAGTCCTTGCCTCGGGAGAGAACGTTCCCTTGCCCCTTCCAGACGTCATCCCAGAAATACTGACCTTGGACAGGAGCAAGAGCCCCGCCAAGAACACCTATTACCTGGCTGACACCCGTAGGGATGGGCGCCTTCCTCAGCAGCTCGAAGACATCGGTAGAGATGAAGTCGAAAATCCCCTTGTTCTTGTTGGAGATGTCTGAGCCGATGAAGTTGTTACCCTTCCTGCCGGCACCCTTCATTCCCCCCTGCGTACTTCCTCCGAGGCCGTCAGACGACTGGTACATCCCAATGGAGCTACCAGCAGCCTTTACGTCAGTACCAAGGTTGAAGACCTTGGAAGCATTGACGATCTGGTCAAGACCGAGCTTCCCAAGTATTCCTCCATCCTTGAACTGCATTGCCTGCTGAACAGCGTGGACACCACCAGTACGAGCAGCCTGGTTGAGCTTGTTGATCTGCTCGTGTCCCATGGCCCGAGTAACCTCGGGGCGCATGATGGCTTCTCCACCAGAGAGGTTGAGGATTCCACCTGTGGGACTGACAAACTGATGAACATCTACACCAGGGGTGTAGCCAGGGAGAACCCCGATAGCTCCACCAGCAGCCCGGTTCTTCTTACCCCCACCGGAGGAACTACCTCCTCCACCAGGTGCCTTCTTGGCGATGTTTTCCAGATTCCCATCAAGGGAGTCAGCCTTGTCGTCTGCCTCAGAAAGAGCAGACTTGAGAGCATTGACTGCCTTGGTGAGCTTGGAAAGGCTGCGGTTGTCTAGGTTGGTGACACGACCATGCAGACCACTCTTAGACGTACCCACAAGCGTGTGTACGTTGTTCACCGCGGTCTTAAGGGTCCCGAACTCACCTCGGAGGTTCTTGAGCTTTGCTCCGTTAAGGTTGGAAGCCTGCTTAATTGACTCCCTGATCTTGTCATGCAGGGAGTCAGCAGACGTGGCGGAGCTGCGGAATTCTCCTGAAAGCTTTCCAAGCTCCTTGCGGTTGAGAGAAGACACAGAGAGGGCAGTGTTGTCTATCTTGTCCTTGAGATCAGTCACGGTCCCATGGGCAGAGTCCACGGCCATCTTCAGACTGTTGAGGCTCTTTCCATTGAGATCAGCCATCGACTGAACAGACTTGTCAAATTTCTGGTTCAGCTCCTGGACCTTGTCCTTGAGCCCGTTGACCTCTCCACCAACCGTGCCCAGTGAGGCACGGTTGAGCTGTCCCACCTGAGTGGTGACATTGTTGACCTGGGTTCCCGCGGTGTTGGCAGCACCCTGGAGGTTGCCTGTCCCCGATCCGGCAAACTGGTTCACCAGCTGGTTGACGGAGGTCCCGTTGACATCCCGGATCTGACGCTGAAGGCGCCTGATAGCTTCCTCAGTCTCCGAGATGGCATCCTCGGTGTCCCGCATTGAATTGCGAAGGCCGTTGGCCTGGGAGTCCCGTCCGGTAATCCTGTCGCGAGTACGGGCAAGAGGGCCCCTAGTGTCCCCGTCACGGAGATCCGTGCGACGATCCCGATAACCCTGTCGGAACTCACCTCCATTACGAGCGGAGCTGACTCCAGCAGCCGTCTGACGGACTGTCCGGGTAGCCCCTCGGGCTCCTCGCCCAGCAGCCGCAGCAGGAGTAAGGACGCCTGCACTGAAGATCTTGCCGAACTTGCCGAGTACCTTGGTAGCAAGGCCCATCGCGATAATGAAGGGGAGTGCAACCGCAGCAATCTTGAGTATGCTGGCAAATGCCTCCCGTATCTCTGGGTGCTCTGCCAGCCAGTCAGAGAGCTTCTGGATCTGTTCTACAAAGACGCTCAAACCCTCGATTGATGTACTGATCAAGGCAACAATGTTGTCCTTCTGACCAGCCCCAAGCTCCTTGACCTGCTCAAGGAGACCACCCTCATAAACGGTATTGCCATTCTTGTCCTTACCTGTGGCCTTACCCATGATGGACTGGCCAAGGCCCGTGTACTCGTACTCACCGGTCTCCGAATTCTCCTGAGCGAAGAGAGAGCCAAGCTCGAATTGAGCCCGTTCCTTCATCTGAGAGATGCGGCCGGTGATGGTTGCAGAGGTCATCCGCTCGCCGTAGCCGGCGGAGCCCCCTTCACGGGCACTGTCCCCATTGATAACCCACTGACCTGACTTCGGGTCCTTTATCCTCTGACCGTTCTTGTCCAGCTTGAAGTAGTTGGGGTCCCAGCCTTCAAGAAGGTTGTCAATCATGTCCTGACCTGAAATACCGCCACCCTTGGCAACAGGTGTACCTACCTGCTTCCAAAATTCACCGGCATCCTTGAAACCGAACATGCGAGCAAGTTCACCAGCGGGGATACCCGTTGCCTGAACAAGCTGGTTGATGTTTCGAGTCGGTGCCTTGTTCATGTCCATGATGCGGTCAGTTGCATACATGGCCCTCTTGAACATCTCAGGGTCCAAGTTTCCTGCACGAGCCATCGTGTCACCAATGGCCTTGATGATGTCAGTAGTCTTGCCTGCGGCCTTATCTGCCGCCTTAGTCTTGGTGCCCTTCTTGTACCACTCGTCATCGTTACCGGCGATGGACCGGATGAGCTTCATCTGATACTCGTGCATCGTGTCGATGCTGAAGGGAGTATCGATGGCGTAATTCTGAATGGCCTCCATCTGGGCAGCGGACTGCTTCTTGGAAACCCCAGCAGCACCGAGACCCATCTGACCAAGGATGCGCATGTCCGCGGACTTCACACCGATAGTGGTGAGCATGCCTGCTACGGCACCAAGAGGGGCCAGGAGGTTCATGGAGACAAGCCGGCCTGCCTCAGTGACATTGGTACCGAGGCGTTCGATCGCCTCGCCCTGCCGACGCCATGAGGTCTGAAGACTGGTGAGGCTGCGGCCAACGGAACGAGAGTGGTCGTCCATCTGTCGGCGGTAGTCCCTGAGTTGACTCCTCAAGGCAGCAAGCTGGTCCCTGTGACCATCCATCTGCCCACGAAGGTCAGCCAGTCGAGCAGTCCGGGCCTCGGTAAGAGTGCGTCGGATGTCGTCTCGCATCTGCTGGTGAGCCCTGCGGTGTGCAGCAGCCTCCTCACGAGAAGCCCTCTGGGCAGCTACTTCACGATCCCGAAGGAATCGCATGTAAGACCGCTGAGCTGTCTCCCAACGACGTGCCTCTTCAGTACGAGCCTGACGCTCAGCCCGCTCTCGCTCACGGAGGAGGCGAAGCCTTTCCTTCTCAGCAGTCTGCCAAGCTCTAGCCTTCTGCCGAGCGGCCTTTTCTTCTTCACGAACTGTGTCCTGGAGAGACTTTTTGTCAGCCGCCCTGGCGTTACGTAGAAGCTTCTGCTTCTTCTCTTCAAGGTTGGCAAAGGTTCGAAACCTGTCCGCAGCCTGATGGCCGTACTGCTTAGTGATCTCACGTTCAATACGCTCAAACGCAGCCTGTGCCTTCTTGGCAATCTTCTGTTGGGCTGCCTTCGCCTTCTCAGCTTCCTTCTTCTGAGCAGCGCCACCCTTTTTAGCGCCGGCCTCCAGGCCCTCCGCAAGGAGCTTTCCAGCCTGCTTGCCAGTTGATCCCATTTCCTTGGTGATCTGGCTGCGAATCTCCTTGTACTGCTTGTGATTAAGCTTCAAGAAAACATCGATATAGCCCGATCCGACCTTTATGGGACCCCTTCCCGAGCCTGCTACTGCCATGGGGGCCTCCTAAAGGCTAGACATTTTGCTGAAGAAAGCGGCTACTTCATGACCAGAGGCGAAGTCCTCAGGGTTGGGCTTGGTCGGCTCAGCCTTCTCGGGCTGACCAGGACGCTGAATAGGCTCAGGCAGAGGCATGGGTTTCGCATCAGAAGCTGAGTTGGCCTGAATGAAAAGGTAGTTGGCCAGCTCGATGCCATCAGAGATTCGAGCACCAATGTAGGTATCTGCGTCCCACGCAGTGGCCTCGTCCAAAGCCATAAGGAGAGTAGATCTCCCAGGCTTTTTCAGGAGGGACTTCACACAGACATAGATCTTGTGAAGTGACAACCGTCCGTGGGGCTTGAACTCCTCCAGGTCAAGTTGGAAGAACTCCTGGAGATCTGCCTCCAGTTCATCCCTGTGTTCCCGAAGGGCACGGACGGTGAGAATTAGTTTCCCGAGTCACCGTAGCCACAGGCATTGAGAACCAGTTCGGAGAACTCACCGAACTGACGCATGGTGGGCCTGGTCTTCCGGAAGGATGTCCACTGATCTGGACCAACAATCGCCTCGATAACCTCAGGCTCGGTCTCCGCGACTGCGACCTCAAAGGGGAGGTCCAGCGGGTCAGCCGGCACAGTGAAGGAGACATCCTTGTACTCAAAGGTGTTGGTCTTGGCCTTCTCCTCAACATCCGGAGCAGGCTTGGTGGCAGAGGTCTTACGTGCAGCAGTCATAGTGGTCTCCAGGTGTGTCATGTGAGAGGGGTGCCGGGATTTAGACCTCCCGGCCAGGGTCTCGAATCAACTAAAGGGGCAGAATCAGGTGCCCATGTCCTCAGTGGTGAGGACGTAGCCCAGGCTGCCGGCAGAGTCCATCGCGTCAATCGTGAGTTCGAACTGCTGGCTTTGGGTGCGCTGGAGGGTGATAGCCCCTCGCTCAGCGACCATGCCTCGGTTGATCACTGCACGCCACAGGTGGCTCTTGTGCCGCCAGTCGCACACGATGGAGAACTCCTTCAGCTCAGGCAGGCTGCTGAGGTTCAGCCGGTACTCACCGGTTGGGGTCGGCGAGCCGGCCACGTCCTCCACGACCTCTTCCCACTCGGCACCGAAGAACGTCTCAGTGACAAGCTTGCTGGCCTCCAGAAGGGTGGCCTGGAGCTGGAAGCTTGCAGAGTCCACGTTGTAAAGGACCGGAGCCGCGGACTGCCAAGCAGGGAGCGGAGTAGTCGTGATGGACGGGGTCATAGTGACACCGTTCTCAGAGACGTAGCCCAGAGCCTTGTAGCCAGTCGGCGCGGTAGCTCCGTCACCCACTTCAGTAGGCAGGACCAGGGAGCCCCCAACGGGGGCGAGATACAGCATTCCATCCGGAGCGAACCGGATGTTTTCAGCGTTTCCAGAAGGCATAAGCCACCTCAGTTTTCTACGTAGAACAGGGAGACTTCCCCGCAGTAAACGTGTTCTCGGGATGTAGCATCCGGCTCGTAATCCGGCATGCTGATTTCTAGGGTGTCCAAGAAGAAGAGGTCCCCAGAAACAGAATTGGGAGCACTCTCTAGGAAGTGCTCCCTTACAAGGAAGGCCAGTTCCGCAGCCTTCTCCCTGTCCAGGTCGTATACCTCGTAGACCACGTCTATACGGTCCATGCAGTCTCGGACTAGGCGAAAGCCTCCGTTGTGCTCTACATAAACAGTGGTAGAGCCAACCTCACGATCGGCCATGTCCCCCTTGACGGAACCCGAGGGGAGATCTGAGAGGCTGCGAAGGAATGCAACAACGGCCTTCATGGGGTCTGTGCTCATTCAATCCTCGCCTTCAGCAGAGCTTCCTTGGCGAACCGTTTGCCGGGATGCCTTCGGCCTCCGCGGTCAGTCCAACCCCTGTCCTGGAGAAACGTGTGGCGAACTCGATCATTAAGCTCGATCGTCACGTTGCCATAGTGGCCTCCGGCATCCTTCTCGATGAAGGCAGAGATGTTCTTCTTGATCTGATTCCAGTTGGTTTTGGTTGTCCTGGAACGAGGGGCCCCGCTGACCATGAGAATTCGGATCTTCTCCGTAACCTCAGCAACCAGGGCCCCGGCCTCAAGAGTTGAGAACATCTTGGCTTCCCAACCTCTGTGCATCGTGAGTTTGAATTCGCCTTCTCTCATCCGTTCTTCGCCCTCCAGATAATGAGGTGCGTGTGACGGGTGGAGCCGTAAGGCCAGAGGTCCGGAGGACCATCAATCTCGTACCAGAGGTTTCGCCACTTGACCCTGTGCTGGTCGTCAATCAGCTCTGTGTAGGGCAGATAGACATCAAGCCGTTCCTGAGCCAAGTCCCTCTCAGGGGACCTGGCTTCGAAGTTCCTGGAAGGCTGTACAGAAGCACGAGTTAGAAGCACCTGGACAGGGTTATCCCAGTCCTTCCTTACGGAGTAAGCACCTTCGATCTCGTTGGCTCTGTAGACCTCTATCCGCTCATCCCACTGGGTCATCGATCCTCCCTGCGAAGGGTGATCGTGCCGGCCGAAGGCCGGTACCTTCGGAGAGCGTCCTTGGCTGTCTGGGAAAGGGACTGGGGAGAAGAGGCCGTAGCGAATTCGACTTCTCGTTCCCCTGTCCTCTCCATGGCAAGGCCGGGTGTCTGAGCCATCCACCGGATAACCTCGGCCGCGGAAGCGACCTTCAGGACACCAGGGAGATTCAGGTAGCCCCAGGACCCAGTGACTGTGACAACTCGACCGGCTTCCCAACCGGGGTACATATAGAGACCCTTACCTGTGTACTGCCAGCCCTCCATAGGCTCCTCGTCCTCGTAGGCAACCGAGGTCACCGAGAGGTAAGGGAGGTGCCGAGGGGGGATGGTGAGCCAACAGCCGACATCTCCAACGAGCTGGAAGCTCTGGTTCGTTCGGCGCTCGAAGTCCCGACCGCAGTAGTCCTCAATCAGGACTGCGCAGTCGTTAAGGAACTCCTGGATCTTGACTTCTTCCTCAGGAGTCAGAGGCCACCCAAGGCGCTTTTGGATGTCTGAAACTTCTGCAAATGCCATCAGGTGGCCTCCCATCTCGAATCAACTTACGGAGTAGGGGTAAGGGCAACCTCGTTGTGAGCTGCCATTGCAGCCTCAACACCACGAGCAACAACGATCTGCTCCGGGCGGATGACCTTCGCGTCGTAGATGACCCGAGACTTGATGGCCGCGGTGAACGACTTCTCCGGCTGGTAGGCAGCCATCTCAGCGTGAGGCATGACCAGCGAAGCAGCCTGAGTAGAGCCCATCAGGATGTCAACGGTCTTGAAGGCATCGTGCGAGCCACGAAGCAGCTTGCCCTTGTTGCCGTTGACCCCGCCCGCAGCCGGGCGGGTGTGAGAGCCGAGCTGGTTCGACACACGAACCGGCAGACCCAGGATCTGACCCACGACACCAGTCGCCATGACGTTGCCCGCACCGAAGTGCGAGGCGTCGATGAACTTCGGGTCCAGGAGCAGGAGGGAGTACAGGCCCGGAGAGATGAACAGGTACCGGCTCAGAGGGGCGTTCTTGATGTTCAGGTTCTGAAGCATGGCAACGATGTAGTCGTACACACCGATGACACGGTCTGCGGGGAAGTCCGCAGCCACAACCTCATCAATCTTGCCGTGAAGGGCCGGCAGACCGGACACGGTGGCGTTCGGGTCACGAGTGCCGTTCAGGTCCTTACCGCTGACCGCGGCCAGGATGGTAAGAGCAAGAACCTTGTCAATCGAGACAGCCGCAGCGCGGGCACGCTGCTTGACCAGGTTGGACATGAGATCCAGGCCGGACTTGGTCTGAAGCTGGTGCAGGGAGTCAAGCTCCAGGTGGAAGCTCGATCCCTTGTTCACGGTCATCTTGATGTACTCAAGGGCCGCACGGTCCGCCGTACCAATCTCTCCGTATGCCTCAACCATGCCCTTGTCGGCCACGGTGTCAACAAAGTGGGGAATCCGAACAACGTCGCCTTCCCGGCGGAAGACCCCGTCATAGTCCCGATTCGTAATGGTGGACGAGGAAAGCAGAAGCTCATCCTCGATGTCGTCCAGAAGCTGATCAGTCCAAACCTCGGGGATGAAGGTGTTGTCAACGTTCGAGTTGAACGTCCCGCCATCCTGGCTGTACCAACCGCTTACAGGGGAATTCTCAGTAGCCATATTTTTTACCTCAGGTTCTTAGTCCTGGCCTCCAAGGAGCGCAGTCGTTACACGCCCGTCCTCACGGGCCTTCTTGCGGTCCTCACGAGACATCCGGTTGTATTCCTCACGAGAGAGCCCAGGGGCGTTTCCGCCCTGCCGACCAAGACCGAGATCCTGTCGATAGCCCTGCTGCTGAGGCTTGGGGAGAGAGCTGACGAACGTCTGAATGGCTTCGGCATTGGGCCGGCCATCAGAACCCATGAACGAGTTGAGATTCAGGAACTGGGGATCAGGAAGCTGCACACCAGCAGTCGTTGCCTGTACTCGCATCTCCGCAGAGACGAGGTCAGTGCCGACCTCGGACAGGGCCGCCTTTCGCGCATCCTGTCGAGCCTGCTCAATTGCCTTCTCAGAATCAGTAAGCGTGGCCTGCTTAAGCTGGTCCCGCTCACCCGAAACTTCCTTCCAACGGTCCTCGTTGGTCCGGGAAAGACCCTTCCACTTAGTTGCATCCTGCTGAGCCTGGGCAAGTGCTGCCAGGGCCTCTTCAAGAGTGGTCGGGGAGGTCTCGTTGTTCTGGTCGTTCTGGTCTTCGTCAGCCATACTGTGCTCCATCCATTTCGGTCTGAGCATGAAAAGAGCCCCCAAGCCATTTCGGCGGGAGCTTCGGTAAAGAGGTCTTACTACTTGGCTATGGAAGCGTCCTTCTGCTTCCGAGCCTGGTTGCCGGCGTTACCCTGTGGAGGCTTCTTAGCCATTGCGGCTGCCTTGTCTCCGGATTGGGAAACTGGTTTGCCGTCAGGTCCCACAGGGGCTTCCGGCTTGGGAAGGTGCTTCTCAATCTCGGCCTGATCCTTGGCGTCCTGAATCCGCATTTCGCGGAACCGCTCGATCTGTGCCGGCGTGTAACCGGCTGCCGAAAGAAGCTCATCACGGGGAACACCAAGTTCCTTCTGCTTGATCAGAGCATCCATGTGCTGAGCTTCTGTTCTGTTCTCGGGGTCTCTCCATATGATCTCGGCACTGAACATTGCGTCCTTGTGCTTACCCTTAACCTTGAAGGCAAGACGCATTACGCGTTCCCAGCCTTCTCCAAGGTGAGTCATACGGTCACGAGTCTTGGCGATGAGACCCGCTTCAGCGGTCGCATTCGCCTCTCCCGAAGGTGCGGAGGACTTGTTGGCGAGCATGTACGAAAATGGAATCCTCGTGACTGCTGCAAGGTGCTGTACCAACATGTCCACAAGAGTTACGTAGTTACCCAAGTCGGCGGCTTCGAACTGACCGAACTTGGACAGAGGGTCCTCAGCCTGAAGAATCTTTGAGATACCAGGGTCCCAGGGCTCCTTGGGCTTGCCATTCTCATCAATCTGGATCTCCAGACCGCTAACCCAACGCTGCGGCCAAGCCGCATATTCGGATGCCACCAGGGCATCCGCGGTGACCTTGTTGATAGCGTTCTGAATGGGAATGACAGGCTGGAGGTCTGAGACAGGCTCGCCCGCAAGGCGAGTCCGGTTCATAAGAGGGACAATGGGGACCTCTCCCATTGGGTTGGGATCTCCGTCCCCAATCATCTTTGAGGCAAGGCCGTTCATGTCAAACGTATAGACCTTGTCTGGGAGGAAAAGAGTTCCGTACTCCTTACCCCAGGCGTCCTTGTAGAACTTGGCGCCGGCAAGGAGTTCCCGGCGTGAACCAGGCTTGTACTCGACTACGACCTCAAGAGGGGACTCCACCGAGATAACAGGTTCGTCATCATTGTCAGCCCACACGATGGCGTAAGAGACACCGTTGATAAGGGCTTCAAGGTTCCCTGTGTTGGACTCGGAGTCCATATAGTTCCGCTGCCAGATCTCCCGGGCAATCTTGTCCGCCCCGGTGTCTTCCTCGGTCATGCGGAAGCCATCAATGGCCATCCGCTCATTGACTGAGTCGATGATGAGGCCAGAGAAGTTATCACTCCACTGAGCAAAGATGTGGCCATACTGGTTATGGTATCGAGCCTGGGAGAACACCAACTTCTGATGCGTTCCCTCGTAGACTCTCTGGTACTCAAGGTACTTCTGCTTGTTTCGAAGCAGCTTGGAGTACAGCCAGTTAACCCATTCGACGGGCAATTGAGGAGCGGAGAAGATGCCCGCTGCTGCACTGTCTTCACTGGCGTAAGGTGCTGTGTTAGAAGCCAACTACCCTCCCCCTCCTTCGTTTCATTCGCCCGTCTGCAATAGCGTCAGCCCTCGCCTCCAGGGCGAGGATTGCGCACACAGCAAGGTCAATCTTCCGTTTGCTTC